AAATTCTTGTCTCTCTCAAAGGGCGACACCCTATTATATGGGAGTCACTCCAAGAAGTCAAGCATTATTTTGCATCTTTTTTGTCATATCTCCGCTTGACTTCTGTCGTGGAGTGTGCTATAATGAGAGATGGCTCGTGGCTCGAGACATTTTCGCTCGTCTCGGCATCGCCATCTGCATTTCTCCGTGAATTAGGATCCACAGTATTTCCTAGCATTTCACCCTCGAGAGTTCAAGTATAGAACTTTGCCTATCCCTCGCGAGTCGCATACCACCGTTTTGCTCCCTCTTCCCAGAGTTCTTTCGCACCATCATAGGTATCAAATCCATATTCATCAGCGAAATCCATACTCGAGGAGAAGTAAACATCATCAAAATCAAGGTCGATATCTGCTTTCTCTAGGTTATAAACCAGCGTTTTCGCGGTAGCAATACCATCCGCAATTACACCGTTTTCACCACGAATTTCAAGAGTTCCTTCGTTAGCACCAATAATAAACATAGCTTTTTCCTTTCAATCAACTATACTCTTAATCTACAACATTCTTCGCAAAAGTCAACACTTATTTTGCACTTTTATCACTTTTTTTGTAGATCTTCAACGAGTAACCAAACTTCATCCATCTGCTCATCTCTGGCTCATCAAGTATCGCTGTGATCAGACTGCTCATGACAATTAAAGAGATTGCTTGGAGATTGTGGTTAATCATTCATATGATGCATTACTACGAGACATAATGCAATTATAGTCATGCTCGCAAATACCACTTCAAACTCAGACATAATCTCCTCTGAGTTTCTCTACTGCAGCACTCGCAATCGGAAATATTCCTTCCTCATAATCATCATCATCCGCTGCTCTCCTTGCTAATTCCACCAGCAAATCTGCGATTTCCTCGTCCTTCGGATAAGATTTAGCATCGAGATCCTCTTCCACTGTAACGATATAAGATGTACCGTTTACATCTTTGACTGGTATTGTTTTCTTCGTAGAGACAAAATATCCTTCTTCGGGATGTAGATCCATCTGTATATGTCCAACTTCCGAAACCAGTCCTTCATCTGCACAGAGCGATTTCTTGATCACATCTGCAATATAATCACAATATTTTAAAGCCATTACGCCACCTCCAGTTTTTGTTTCATTTTATAATCAATCTTTTCGCCATCTTTACCGATAATCCAGCTACCGTTGGCGTCTTCACAAATCCATTCACCGTAGAAGTTACGAGTGCAATATCTAACCCATTGCTGTTCCCAGTCTTCACCAGCTTGTTGATTGTCCTCTTTTTCGTAGGCATCTAACAAGTATTCCTCGAAGTAATCATCCTTCATCGTGATGAGTTCTGAGAGTTCCATATAGGGATGACAGATACCAGCATACTGATCAACATTCTCAACCACGTATGTATGACCACCTTTGAATTTCCAATACTGCGGACATTCACTCTCGCCATCCCACGTGTGAGCACCATAGTTTTCTTTTATTTGGGTATCAATCACTAGCTTCATAATATCTCCTCAATAATATAATAAGTGAATAAGGGCGACAGAGCATCCAGTGGCTACTTCTCTGGATTTCTGAACAGGTTTACTTCCGACTTCAATTTCATCGTGTCTGTTCACCATTGCTCTGTCTAATTCCATACTTACGCGACCAACCTTGGATCACCCATATAGTGTGGTCCAGTCCAAGCAACCGAGTAATTCTCAGCGAAGATATTACCACGCGAGTGATTACGAGTAGGCATTTGCCACCCAGCAGCTTTTAATATGTCACCTTGTTTGAATTTAGGATCGTTTTCAGCGTTCACGATAAATCCCCAGACAGAAGATCCAGTGATAATTTTCGTGTATTTACGACCTTTTTTGACGGTAATGTTTTCAAAAAACTCTTTCTGCATTTTCTCGCGAATCGAGTCTTTTGTATCATTTTCACCAGTTACTGGCATGAACCGAGCGTAATCATCTTTGATTTTCTCGATCAGGGTTTCAATAGCTTTATCCATAATATTTACCTCTCTCATTAACTATACAGATATTATACCTAATTAGAGATAAATGTCAACAATTATTTTTGTATTTTAGGATCTTTTTTTAGAACTTTTTTGACTAAGATCTTCGCCGTATCTACCTCTGTCACGATTGCCATCAGCGTTCAATTCGGTTAGATCTTGTTGCTTTTCTACGAAATCTTTCTTACGACTGAATATCTTATCCCAGTTTTCTCTCATCTGTTCGTCAGCTATTTGTTGCAATCTTCTTCTGCTACCTTTGCTCATTGATAATTCCTGTTATAAAGTCCAATACTTTATGAGTGTCCTCTGCATCTTTATGCTCGAATGATGTAATGTTACCATCATCGAATAGATTACTTCCGAATTCACTGCGTATGTTTTTGAGTTTTGTGAACCTTGATTGAATGAATTGCTCACTCTGATCAGAACCACGATCTATATATCTCTGCTCTCGAAGTTCATCTGGAATAGTTAGTTCAATAATATGAAGTGTATGACCAGCTTGTTTGACTGCTTGAAAGAATGATACAGTCGTCAATCTGTCTCCCTCGAATAATACAAACTTGGCTGGATCACCCTGCAGATATTCAATTGCTTTTGGCTGAACCGCCATCGAGAGCCTATCAGTACCAGAGAAAACTTCACCTTCCTCATACTTACCCATAACAAATACATCGCCATTTATCTGACCTTCAACCAGATCGACTGGTTTAGATAGTTCCCAATATTCATCGTATGCTCTGGGGATTTCAAGAAACTCTTTCATTAATGTCGTCTTCCCAGTTCCAGGAACACCGACAATTGCAATTACTGTACTCATAATGGTAACACTCCTTCCACTTTTTTCTCGTCACGATACATCATCTCAAGTCTATCGAGTCTGCCTGTATTCATAAACGATGCATATTTTTCTTTGATTATTCCTGTTTTACCAGCTAAAGTCAAGTCCAAACATTCACGTCTTGCTTGCCACAAAACTTCCCACTCGATACCAGACCAACCATCTTGCTCGACTTTCAATATCTCTTCAGCTTGTCTGTCCAGATAGTAACCCAGATATCTGCCATGATTCTTACGAAATAACTTCTTGAATGAACACAGACAGGTTTCCATCGAGAAATAATTAATGTCTTTGGATAGTTCAGGATATTCAGCTTTCATTTCTTTGATCAGTTCAGTACCCTCTGCTTCGAGTCTATCATACTCGGCAGGAGTCAATCTTGTATCCACGTTGTGTTCTTGTCCCAATGCATATAGCCATCCATTACGATGAGATCGAGAGCCAGAGTAATCATTAAACATCAGACTGGTTGGTTCGATTGCTACGTCTGCTGTGTGTTTCAATTGTTGCATATAAAACCAGACGGAATAGCGTCCAAACTTATACAGCTTTTCCTTGAATGCTGTCCAGAGATTATCAAAGTTCTGTTCCTCTGTATCACCATAATAAGATTCGATAGCTTGGCGTTGTGTACGAGCAGGAGTAACAAATACCTCGTATGATTTAAACATATCAGCTAGATGTCCTTTGCTCCACTTGGTGTCTGTCTGATATCGTAGTCGCTTATAGTTCTCTGTGTTCCATGCGTCCATACGATCGAATGTAGCCAGTTCATAATCAGGAAACTCATTCATCAATACCCACGATGTCGGGAGATAGTATGTGTTACCATATAACCAAGCAAACCAAAGTCGCTGTTCGTCATTGTGTTCGTATCTTTTGTTCAGATAATTACCGAGCCATATCGCTGGATCGCAATCACCATGCTTCAATGACCAAGCATACCATCGCTTGAATGCTTCTCTACGATTTTCTTTTTTTCTATAATCAGTCAAACAGACTCTCCAGAGATGCATCCTCATATAATGCATCGCGTAACCAACACTCGCCGACAGCAGCAATTGCTTCCTCTGTGGCACTCATTTTCTTTTTACCAAAGCCATGAGACTCTGGTGCTTCTTTCTTTAATTGTTCTATCACTCGAGGATTAGTAGGTTTGGCGATACTCGGAGTTACAATCGCCTTCGCACGAAACTCCAACTGCTCACCTCGAGTAGCAAACAGTGGCTGATCAGATCGTAAACTACCAGATGGATCGACTGCCCAGAACACCAGACCATTACGCATATGCCAAGTAACTGATGATGGCGTACAAGATATCTTTAATCGTTTACTCTGTTTCTGGTTCACTGCGTAGTCTAAGAAATATTCCCATACCTTCGAGCCATATCCTTTACCCTCATGACCTTCCATTGTAACGATCTCATATAGATTCGTGTAACCATCTTTATTGAATGTGGCAAATATCAGAGCGACAATATCATTACCCTCACGTGCAGCGAGTGGTGGTGCTTTTGTATAGTTTTTAAAACGATACCACAGATTGTGTGATGATTTTAGGAAGCGAGTGTTCTTACCTTCTTCCGAGACGAGTAATAAATGTTCTACCTCATCACGAGTAGCTGGGCTGTAAGTCAGCATTTATTCCTCCATTTTCCATAAGTTCTTGATTATCAGGCAGACCAGCACGGATGGCAATATCTTTCGTTGATGTGAAAATAGTACCGTTGTGCATCTGCGTTCTGTATAGTGGTCGCTTTCCGTTGCGATATGCTTTCATAGATTTATCAGAGCGTAACTCGATTACAGATAATGACGAGTCTGCCCAGATATCTTGAGGATTCAGTCCAGCTTCTAGTGTTCTATTGATCAGTTCACTATCATTGGCTGTCTCAGTTTGATAACCATACAAATATTCCCAGTTATGTGGTAACTCCTGTGTCACTACACCATTGTGTACGATCGCCAAGTCTGGATTAGTTTGTATGGGTTGGTTAAATCGAAGGTCACTGGTTGAATAACGACAGTGACCTATCAGGTAAAGGTTGCCATCCTCATTAACAAATTGCTCCATTTCAACGAGAGAGAAGAAGTCAGGAGCAGGGACAGGTTTAATGAGAGTGGCAACCTTACCTTGTTTAACATACGACACACCAGTCGCATGCAAACCTCGAATACGAGATTCGAGAAAAACATCTCTCACCAGATCTAGGTCTTGATTGCTGGGAGAGACTAGAGATGCGCCAATAACTGCGCACATTAGAACAAATCCTCGAGTGATGCGGATCCTGTGGATGCTGACGGATGATACTTGTTCAGCATTTCTTCTCCACCTCGCTCTCTGAGATAGTCGTACCACTCTTGTGAATCCCACATTTTAGTAGATACGCCATTCCAGAGTGGTCGCCACTCGGGATGTTCTTCATTCAAACGTCTGTCATCAACGAACTGACGTCTGAGATTCTCGTAATCATATGACCCAAGCAGAGCCATTTTCTCACGAGCATATGCGACGATCGAAATACGGATAGGATCGTCACCAATGATTTCAGTATTGCCGTGAATACCATCGTGATTGTTTACAAGCAGGAGATCTCCTGGATGCAACTCAACTGCGATACGATATTCAGGTAGAACAAACAGACAACCATCCCAACCTTTTTTACCATCTGGAGAGATGCAACTGATATTAGAGAAACCTTCAGTGTAATCACCAGCATCTCTATGTGCAGCAGTTCTGAATGTCCTGTTGACTGTTAGTGTTGTGTAAGGAGTTTCAGGAACAACAAACGCTGGATCGATCTGATCAGTGAATGCTTTTTGTCTTGCATATCTTTCAGGCAGTAACTCTTCAAACTTACGAGCCAGAGTCTGCAGATATGGATACGACTTCGCGAATAGTTCAGGATTCTTTTCAGTGTATGCTGTAGCACGACCATATGGAATCCGAGGATATCTATCGAACCATCCAGCGATACCAGAGTTCACTGTATTCGCGTATGATGTATCTGAAATATAGTTTTTGACCATACTCTTTGCTTCGACTTTACGTTCTGCAGGAGATAGTGGACGAACAGAGTCGAGCCACCAGTCGAAGAATTCAGAGTATTCAACTCCTGTTTTCTTGATGTTGTCGCGTAACCATACACGACCACGACCAGCTTCATCTGGTTTATGTCTAGCAATAGCATTTTCAATCGCGTCAAACTCGTCATCAAGTGACGAGTCTGGTGCGGTAAAGATAGCGTCTAGAATATCCTCTTGTAGAGGTGTAACCCAGTCACGTTTGCCATTTTGTCCTGCACGTGGTCCAGCAGCCAACCCACGATTCTGAGTTTCAATTGCAGCTGGAGCCAATCCATCATATGCATCTTGCTGTTCCTGAGATGAGAATACACCTTTACGAAACTTGAAGATGACATTGTGTTCACCATTTGCCTCGAATTTATCGAGAGCATATAAGTCAGTGTCTTCAGTGATGACTTGATCATAGGTTGACTCATCGAGCCATTTACCTAGTTTGTCTTCACAGTCGACTTTTTCAATTGTAAGTTCTTTTACCATAATTTAGTCCCATATTAAAGTCCAATCAAACCCCACCCATGATTAGCAATTGCATTTAGAATAATAAAGATGCAAGTCGCCATATGTGTGAGCCACCAAACGGTACGGATAATTGCAATAGTGTCTGCTTCACGGTCAGAATCGCCGACCTTCTCGCCCAGACTTTGCGCCCATACACGCCACCAATTTGTTAACATTATACTTTACTCCTTTATAGATGTCAAGCATTAATTCTTATCTCTTTCAAACCGTTTCATTATACCCTCTAAAGCGTAACTGATATGTTTTACATTCTTTAGACCATCGTTATAGTCTATGGCAGACTTTAAAATAGAAAGATCTACTCCTTGTTTTACTCCAGAGTGGACGAGCGCATTGGTATCTTTCGGGAAGCAATGTCCACCGAAACCCCTTTCTTGAGTCACTTCCAAATGTGACTGACCGATACGCTCGTCGGTTGCAATCAAATCTTTTACTGTATCATAATTTATACCAGCACTCTGACACATATCATAGATTTGATTGAGAAAGGCGACCTTTGTCGCCAGAAAACTATTGATTGTATATTTCATCACGATAAGTTCTTCTGGATCGCGTCTGACCATTTCACAACCCTGTTTCCAAAATAGAGTTGCCCAGAATAAATCATCACCACCACCAAAGAACATTTTTTCTCTATTGTTAAAATCCTCGAGTGCATGGTCTGCTCGTAGAAACTCAGGACTGAATGTAACCTCGTGTTCAGGATAGTGCTCACAGATATGATCCCATCCCTCGAGAGATATAGTTGACTTGATCAGAATAGGAATATTTGGAGGACATTCATCCAATGCAGCATATACATTAGTCATATCACATGCACCATATTTACCTTGTGGTGTTGACACTGCGATAATAATCGCTTCAGGATTACCAATATCCCATGCTTCGAACTTCGGATCTACGATTGTAATCTCATGCAACCCATGAACCGACAGAGCCATCTCATGTGCTCGACCTACAAATCCATAACCAAAAATAGTTATTTTCATTCTAAATGCTCCACTGATACACCTTCACATTTCATTAGGAATTGAACACCATCATCGCTTCGTAAATGTGGTGTATTCCAGACGACACGTTTTATACCAGATTGATAAATTAACTTAGCACAATCAAGGCATGGTGCGGTTGTTGTATATATTGTTGCGCCATCGCAACTCTCGCTTGACTTCGCAACTTTTGCAATCGCGTTTGTCTCGGCATGTAACACTTCAGGTTTTGTATAAGTGTTCAAGCCATGTTCATCTGTGAATTCACATTCGTTAGTCCATTTTGTCGGCATACCATTATAACCGATAGACAATACTCTTTTATCTTTTACTATGACTGCGCCGACTTGTAATCGTTTTGCGGATGATAGCTGAGAATAAATCCGAGCCACCTCCATATGTGCGTAATCCCATTTATCCATTTATTTCAACATCCCATTTATATCCAGCTAGTTTTAACATATTCATAGCAATATATGTGTGAGCATTTCTTCCTGGATGCATCAGATCTCTGGCTGAGTCAATGAATGAAAAGAACTCAGCAATTTCTTTAGTTAAGTGTGCATCATAACTTAAATGATAGAAAGGCGTATCGAATTGATCACACAATGATTTAATTCCTCTCATCGTTTTCTCTCTATGAAGAACCCACTCATCTTCATGCTCAAATCTAAAAGCTACTGGTTCTGGGCTTTCAACTGAAGATGGTATAATCCCTGATAGAATATGAGTTTCATATCTGACTCCTGGAGGCTCCAATAAAAATACATGAGAAGGTCTAATTTTAGGAAGCCAAGCAAGTAAAACTCTAAAGCATGTATCTAAAGAACCACTTGGAACACCAAGATTATATGCTCGTTGACGTAATGTATTACCGACAAGTGTTGACCAAATTTGACCGACAGGCATACCGACTCCAAATGTATTCGAACATCCAAGAGTCATTATGCTTCTTGGTTTTTTCTCTTTGGGCATTTCTTCACCTCTAAAACCATGCTCATTTATTTTGTATGAAAGATTTACCCAGTCATTTATTTGAGGATTATATGGGTTATAGTCGTATTTGTAACCGAGTACACGATCATCTTCTTCTACGTCATGATGAATCCAACCGTTTAATTTTAATTCTTCAAAATTTTCTTTCAGGTTTTTTTGATACTTATCTTCTGTATCGGTGCTGTAAAATGAATACTCTTTTGGTTTCTCATAAAAACCTCGAGCATATAACCAATGGTCTTTCACTTTTATCTGTCCTCCCAGTCTTCGGCTCTCCAGCCTGACTGTTTATTTTCATTTGGGTCATATGGTAATGATTCTATTTTGTCGAACCATTCAGCTGCCTCTTCATCTAAAGTCCATATCAAATCTTGGTACTTTACGTTCTCGCAAAAGTTATCCCTATATTCAGCATACCCTTTCATCTTTCGTAATGTGTCCTCGTTTTCAAAAAGGTTTGCATACTTCTGTTTTTCGTCACGATATATTCTAAGGATATCTAATCCTCGCTCGTAACCTTCGTTCATATATTTTTTCAGCACGTTCTCTGCATTCGTAACTATACGATCGAATATGTGTTGTGGGAATAATCTTACGTCCATAAATCCCTGTCCTCCTCCAGGATACTGATCAGGATAGCAAACGTAAATGTGGTCGTAGAATCTTACGTCTTTGTCGACATAGAGTCGTTGGTATTCTTCCATCTGCATAATAACTGTCGATGTATAGACTGAGTTCACTTCTATATCAAACCCTAGATCGTAATATTGATTCCAAGTTTTCCAGCATTCATCCCACTTCGCTCCATCGCGATTGAATTCAAATGTATCGCCGACACCATCCATTGAAGTTCTTAGTTCAATATTGAATGGCTGGAGCATTTCAGGTATTGATTTGTTTTTCCAGATACTACGAGTTAGGTTTGTGTTGTATTGGATCTTGATTGTTTTGACATAGGCTGAATACTCTGGATCGTCTAATAGTTCAACGAGTTTATCTGTAACCTTCCAGTGTACTGGCATCATCATTGGTTCACCACCAGCCCAGTTTATTTTCTTACATCTTTTCTCGAGTATAGCTTTGATAATAGAATCTGCTTGTGCTTGTTCGTATGGTGCATCCATATTGTTCGCCCACTTGAACCCAAACATCTTTTTCTCGAGTGTCGCCCATGTAGAGGATAGGACAGGTGTGCAAGTTTGGCATTGTAGATTACAATGCACAGATTTATGTTCAAAATATTCTGGTTGGATCGACATCGAGCCATCTTCATTTAGATTAGATTTTAGTTCCTCAATATCAAACTCTTGTAATGCCTCTTGGCGTAATGACTCCAGACCATTATCCTCTCGATAGTAACACACATTACACATCTCGAGTTTTTCACCTCGCATCATCTTACGTCTGATGCTTTTCATTTCCTCCGAGTTCCACCACTCTTCATCTGTACGCTTTTTATCTTGTGAAACTCTGGGTGTAGATGAACAGCAAAGTCTACGTTCGTTTCGCGTTCCTGTATAAACGTGATTCAGGATATATGGACAAATTACGTCAGACATCTATTCTTCTTCGCGTTCTCGCATCCAAGCATTAAATTGTATCTTACCAACTTTACGTTCTACCCATTCAAGAACCACAGCAGCACCAAGTATATTTCCTTGTTTGTGACCAAAATACCAACCTAGTATGTAGGCTGCGACTGTCCAAATAAATGTTATGATTAAGTGTGTGAGGGGATCCATTTTCTTCTCCTTAAAATTTCAGTGCATTTTTCTGCACTGGCTCGATAATTTTCTGCAGATTCGTGAATACCATCCCTTGCAGGTTTACCAGCCATATACTCTTCTTTCTCCTGATCAGTCCAATGTTCAGCATCTTTTTTATAGAAAGTCCAAGGTGTAACCAAAATGTTTTCGTGGTCTTGATATTTTTCTTTTGTTGATTGGTCTACATCTAATTCGTGTTGCACTTGCAGATCCCAAATTACATTTAGATTTTTTTCCACTTCAAGAAGTAACTCTAGATCCTTTTCCCATATCTCTGTCATCTGATTGTATAACTGTTCTTTGTTTGGTTCACGGATCTTGCCACCAAAATCTTCTGACTTTCGGTCGCCGAAATAATCTACATTCTTGTAATACTCTTTGAAGATACGTTTCCAGTTATGTGGTCCAACTTGTATGGCATCCTCGAATTCTAATCTAGTTGTGTCCCAAACTAAATGAGAAATCGTACAATAGGGTTGAAGAATATTTCGCCACGCTTTGATAATCCTATAAGAAGATTTGCTTCCACCGTTATTTATGCCTAGATTATAGACTGGTATCCCAGCAAACTCCTCGAGGTGATAGCAGAACCCATCCTCCTCGTGTTGTGCTGTTGCAAATGCAGCTGAATTACCAGTGACCAAAATACAATTACCCACATGCTCTGGGTTGATCATATCTTTTTGTTCACGATATCCGAAATCGTTTGTCTTATATACAACTGGAATTAGAGTATCATTATCATCTACATACCCAGCTTTCCGAACATAATCTTCCATCTCGACACAATTATCGAGAGTATCTGGTCCAAAAAAATAAAATTCTGCATTGAGCAGACTAATAGGAGTTGCACGACCAAATGCATATGCTTCAGGTGGGAGTCGATAATTTGGTCGGTGTTTGCCTTGGCGCAAACAATGTCGTGTGTCAAGATACATTTTCTTGACGTTAGAATCGTCCTTCGTATATTTTATAGCCATTGATCAACCAGTGGCTAATTCACACCACAAATCCTTTTCCTCTTCGAATGCTTCTTTCAGGAATGATAGATTGCGAGCAATATAGATATCTTTATCTAAGATCTCTTCTTGCCAGTCTCTACGTTCTTGACAATTTTCTCTCCACATGTGAGAGCAAAATGCATAGAAACCTGATTCTCTATCCAGTGATAACATTATAGATCTCCTCCCAGTTTTTAACAACTTTGAAATCTCCTTCAGCATGCATACTGTGTCCGTGCTCAAGGAGTAAACTATCATAACCCAGTTTAGAACCGAGTTCAGCGTTAGTAATCTTATCTTCGATCCAGTAACAACCTTCATATTCAAACGCCAAGTATCTTAGGATCTCATCTTTATCAGCACCAGTCTCAAGACAGTGTACTTCTGAAAAAGTATTTGAACCAAATAACTTGTTAAGGTTTCTTTCTCTTAGTTTCTGCGCATACTTATCTGAAGACAAACTGGTCACCGCTATAAATTTATAATTATGCTTCTCAGCCAACTTCTTGATATAGTATTGAGCATCTCTCAGAGGTGGTAAGAACCCAATGGCAGCTGAAGCATTGAATTGTGCTACCAGCTTGTTTGAAAGTTCTTTAGTAATACCGAACCTTTTGTGAACACCATACATAAACTGATACCCTTCAACAGTCTGGTGTCCCATTTCTTTCATCCAACACATGAATGCCTCTTCCCAATCGAGACAGACGCCATCACAGTCAGTTAGTATGTATTTTTGTTTTTGTAACATCAGCTTATATATCCTGAATTAGATCCCCAAACTGCTTCCATATCATCGTGTATCTCTTGGATATACATCTCAACAGTTTCAAGGGCATAGTCAAATTGACTCGCAGGGAATGTTTTTTTCACTTCCGAAACAACGGTCTCTTTTGGCTCGTTGTAATAGTCTTGAGCGATAGTTTGACACTCAAGAACAAAGTCACCAATTTTACTCATAATTTACCTCTCTTTTTTTCATTATATAGACATTATACAACATTTTGTGATCAATGTCAAGCGTTATCTAAATTAAAATATGGCTTAATTTCGCCGTTTACTATGGCTTGGACAAGTTCAACCGAGTCATAATTGTCACCACCGATATGCCAGTCATACTCTCCGACTGGTGTTCTACCACCAGATTTCCAGTTATAGACTGATGCCCTTACATATTCATTATCGATCTCGCCCTCTTCATCTTCAAAGAAAACTTTACCTTCGATATACCAGCAAGTCTGGACTTTTTCATCTGGATCCCCAGTGTCATAAGACGGTTTACCGAATAACTCTCTCAACTTATGGTATTCAGTAGTTATCTCACCTTGATATGAAGTAGAGCCATTTAAATACTCTACGATCTCATATTCAACGTCTTCAGATTTAATTTCATCAACACATATCATAATTTACCTCTCTTGTTTTTTAGAAATTTCCTTTATCAACTTGTAAAACTCTCAACCCTTCCGCTCTGAACATATCAACGACTTGTTGTCTGTCGTCAACTGCCATAACTGGGTTGAACCCATCTTCCTTCATCTTGATCAGAAACTCTTTTTTGAGTTCATCATCAGGTCTGAAGTCAGTATCACCTCTCATGTACATGGCATCAAAGACAAGACCATTCATCATCAATTGCTTGAGAGTGGTGGCTCTTTGTCTTTTATTTCTACCAGTAGAAACAATAATCCTATTACCAGCGTCTTTCAATGCTTTCGCTAGTTCAAATATCTCTTTATTGGGAGTGTCTTGCATGACGACTTCAGGATCTCTGAAGGCATCAAAGTCTTTAGGTCTTTGTGTTACAAAGTGTCTCCTATGCTCGATATCCATAAGAGTACCATCAACATCAAATATAACATCCATAATTTTCTCTCTCATTTATACACATATTCTACTACATTGGAGCGAAATGTCAAGCGTTTTTTTGCCTATAAATACAAATAAATTATGAATAAAATGAGTTAGTTATGAGCCGTGCAACACGATTTTTCGCCTTCAAATCAAGGAATGAGTTCTGGATTGTAGACGAAAATACACTTCAAGACGTACCTAAACCACGCGAGATGTTGATCAAACTCTCCTCTGTAGAGTCTATTCGCGAGTATGTACTAACCCAGAACAAAACCAACTCTCCTATTGTAGATAGATGCCGAGACAGAACTGAATGGCATACTCCAGAAGGTCGTGAAAGAATACGACAAGCCAAAATGGGAGACAAACACCCCCATAAAAATGGTCTCAAAGACTCTCATCGAGAGAAAATTAGTAAGACTATGACTGGTACGAGGATTGGAGAGTTCAACCCAATGTATGGTCGAAAGCATTCACCAGAGTCGATCGCCAAGATCCGTCAAAAAGCATTTGAAAGACCAAAACGAAAATGGTGTGTTGAACCCAATGGGAGTATGCATCTGATCAATGAAGATGCAGAATTACCAAGTGGATGGCAATGGGGAAGATACTTCGACCCTTATAAACCTCTCTAGAATTTTATCATGCTGGTCGGCTCCAGGATGGTATCCATCTCTAGATCCACCATACCATTCAAAGGGACTGTGATCAGCGTAATGTAAATTGGTATCTCGACATATCCATTGTATCGCATCCAGATTCTTTGCTTTTTGAACCGCTACTTGTGGATCTAATGAAATGTGCTCGAGGAATAGTTTTTCTTTGAAGTAACTTTCATCTGTGATTTCATGACCACCCATTTTCTGCACAACGATTTGATGCCAAACTCCAGACGACCACCCAACACCGTTATTATCGAGAAACTCCTGACGATTTGGTGCTGGTTCTAAAAGCCATACGTTCTCTGGTTCGAGTATTGGAACCCAGTAACCTAACAAACGTGTGATTGTGTCAAGACCGCATGATGCTTGAGATAGATTTACAAACTGATTTTTCTGCTCTGTTTGAACAAAGTGTTTATATGCCCATCCGTCTTCAACATTTTGACCAAAGGCGAGTGTGGTAGAATCTCCGATGTAAATATCACAACCCTTTTCGACTTCATCCATTTCAATATCCATTCGGAATCCATCTTGGTTGAAGCGATATTCAATTAACTCACCCTCTTTGTCGAAGTGTGCACGATCTGGAGTGTCCATAACAAACCATTTGAGAGTCTGCCCACGAACACCGTCATGAAAATCAATCGGTTTTTGCAATTTTTTTCTTCCTTGTTTTCTTGGCAGTGGTTTTATTCCAATCAGTAATTCCAATATCTTTCAATATCTTTTCGAGTTTTGGATACTGTGTGAGTAAAGTTCCGTCTTTGACGTGTGTCAAGACTTCTGCTTCTTTCCAATGCAAACCTTCTAAGATTTGCAACCAGTTCATTTCTTGTTTCCAAGTAGGAAGATTTTTCAGATTACCGTTTGGATCTAGGAATGTATTAATCCTTCTCCACTCCATCTGAATTGATGTGTCACTCATTCCGTCTGGGATGTCTTTATCTAACTTCACAGTTTCAGGCATACCTGAAGGCAACCCAAAATCAGCTTTGTCTGCACCGACTCCATATCTAACGAGAGGAACAACAGTTTGATTCCCTGATGCCCATTCTTTCAAACGAGCGATCTGTTCATCTTTTTTAGTGGCTTCGAATACCCAGTCGAAACCTTCATTTGCTTGTCTAAATTTTCTAGCCATAATATATTTTCTCCATTGTCTTTCTATATATACTAGAAGTCATCAAGGACTTCCATCATATTTTTGAGACGAAACTTAACAAAGTAGTTCAGTAGATGCTGACGACTTTTACCTTTTTGTCGCATATATTCTTCTACGACTTCTTGTTTTATTTCATCTGGTGTTAGTGATAAGTCTACCAGCTGACGATTTCTTACATACCCAGATGCCATTTCACCATTAACAAACTGCTCTGGTTTTTGTTTCTTCCACTCAGCAAGGACAGCTTTACGAATTGGCTTTTGGCGTTTACCTTCTGTGACAAATGTATCATCATCGCTCAGAATATTTGGTACACCATCACCTTTATCACCAGTAATGATATGTTCCATCAATACCTCTTGTGGAGAGCCAGTAATTTTTACCCAGCGTTTCTTGATTGGTGACCATTGTTTCACATTAGGATATTTTTGTAACTGTTGGAAATCATGGTCGCCAGATATGATCAAAAATGGCATTGGCTCGGCAAACATCGGATGATCAGTCATTTCATTCTCTTGACTATACTCAACCAATGCACCAATTACATCATCTGCCTCTGCACCATCTACATCAATCACAGGATATGGAAGATACTCATCTATCTCGCTACGAATCAAATGTAATGCATCAAAGATAGATGACCAATCGTGTCCACTAGACTCTCTGGATTTTTTACGAGATGCCTTATAGTAAGGATAAACTTCTCTTCGCCAGTAACGACGATTATCACAGGCAATGACCAACTCGCCAAACTCAGATGTAAACTGTGTTCTGTATTTACGAATCTGATTTAGTATCATATGACGAAGCAAGTCAATGTTCATCTCTACATCTGGACGACCACGTGTTTCAGCCATATAATTGGATATGAAAGTTTGGTTATAATCTATAACAATCATCACTCTTCATCCTCTGGTAGATTTAATATCTGATCAAGCACAGGATCGTCTTCAGGTGGATAGCCCCAGCGGAAACCCAAGTCTGGATAGTAAACACCACGCTGACGTTTTATCTCTCCATTCTTGTCATATCCTGGAACTAGGTTTACCCATTGGATCTTTTTCTCTTGGTGTTCACCATAAAAATTATCACACCAATCACCATGAGCAAGATATCTCTTCATGTTTCTGATATATCCTTCAATTTGTGCTTGTTTTGCACGTGCACCTTTTACGTCTCGTCTGACGTCTGCTCTTGCTGCAGTAAGTGCTTCCTGATTTGCTTTTATCCATCCCTTCACTTTAACGTATGACAAGTAATGATCGTCTGGAAGACTCAGAACATGGTCACACACATTTGCAGGTTTAGTAGGATTTGCAGCTGCCTTTGCCTCTCTTGCTTTTTTGAGACGTTCGACAGCTGCAGCTTTTTGCTCCTCAGTCATCGGCTTTCGTCTGCGCCGAATCTTCTTTGGAGTTGGACGAAAATCGTCCTTCGTTATACGTTTTGCCATTTAAGGACTCCTTTAGTAATATACCAAGTATATATCAAAGTAGTCAAAATGTCAAGAAGTATTTTTAAGCGACTTTTTTGATTCTGTCAACAATGATGGTTCTCCACCCTTGTTTATCGACATCAAACGCGACTAAATGCGTATCAGATGATTTAGAAGTACCACCCTTAGTTTCTGGCACGACAGACTCTTGAAGAGTAGCATTCATTACTCTCTCAGTTCCATCAAGTTTATCGAAAGTAATTTCAACAACTCTCTTTTTTAGTTCATTCACTATATCTTTCATAATTATCTCCATAGTTAAAAATGTACTCATTATAATATATCAACAAGACCTAAATGTCAAGCATCACTTATTTCTTTTTTTGTCTATTAACCACTCTAAACTTGATTTTAATGTTTTTCTTTCAGCAGGATTAAGTGTATCACCATCACCAATCTTTGAAAGCAATTCCTTATCTTCTTCCATAACCTTTTCAACTGCTTCTATTTGTTCTGCAGGTGCTTCTTCCTTTTCAATTATAGTTTCAGTCTCAGCACTGGTTTCGTCTAATGATAAAAACTCGATTCTTCTACCTGTGGCATAGTTCAATTGCATATTTGCAGCCACAACAAGTAAGATAGCAAGTGGATCGAATACCAACACAAGCATAATAATTACCCATCTTACTGCTTCCTCTAGATTTTCTCTGCCGTCTTCATAAATGAGGTCAGCAATATATTTGATTGGACCAACTTCTACCTCGAATGCTCTTACCTCTGTGGCAAGTTCAGCACGTTCATCATACAATATGTCATTATCTGCTTCTGCTTCAGAGATGATTGCACGCATTGCGTCACGTTCTTCTTTTTGTTCTTCACGTTTCTTCAATCCCCAAGAGATATATCCTCTCTCGGTAAACTCATCCATAGCTTTATCAAAACCATCGAGTGTACGTTGTGCACGTGCTATTTGTTTGTTGTTAGATTCTATGCGGAGTTCAATCCTTTCGATTTTTGCTGAAGCATCTCCGCTTTCGATACCCTGATCAATGTGTGCTTTCGATAGGAATCCAAAGATACCCATACTTGTGATCAGAGATAAAATTACTACAGCTGGAATGAAATAAGTTTTCATAAAGAGATTGGCTCGTTCCCAGTTCTGATACAACCACGATGCTGTCACCAGTTTGGCAATCTCTAACACAACACCCATCGCGAGGATGGACATCGCTGCTGCAGGGAAGATCGCCATAAGACCGACGATCGAAAAATATGCTGCAACGGCAGATACTGCCAGTGCAGAAAAGAAAAGTAAAACTACATATCCCATAACTGTCCCTTGTTTATATTATCTCCCTTATAATTAACTAATTTGGCTTTTGCTACCATATTTTTAAAATGTTTAGGAGACAAAACTTGTTTGTTATTCATAATGTAATCATATGCATCAAACTCAGCTTTTAAATCTATTGTGTTAGCGTATTCTCTTGCTAAATCATAATGTGTAGTCTTAAAGTTTTCAGCAAATTTTTCATCATTTTCTACATCCACATATTTTTTTATATCATCATATGGTAAAATTTTATATTCTTTATCTTTTATATATTGTAGAATAGGTTGACCATGATACCAATTGTTCTTACGATATTCATGTATTTCCTCTATGGTCTTACGTTCTATTAACAAATCTCTATATATTCCAGAGATAAACCTATCTAAAGGGTTTCTGATCAAAAACCAAACTTCTTTGTTTGACATTTCAAGATAATAATTTATATCTCTATATGAATTAAGTCTTTCAGCATTTATATGAGCATCGCCCATAATGTATTTGCTTACAACTTTAGATCCTGATCGTAACGATAATGCCATTACAAATATATCTGTCTCAATTGTTACCATTTGGCTCCCATTTTACTGGCTCAAAATCTGCCAGTGGCTCTTTATTGAGCCGAATATTAAGCATGGAGTTAAGACATTTTGGATCGTGTCTCTGCTGCCATTGTAATAGAAACTCTTGCATTTTTGCCCAAGACTTCATCTCGAACTCAGCAATAGTTTCTTTTTTCAATTCACCTTCATATTGTAGCACATACTTTGATGAGCCATAATAGTTTTCATATAGTCTCTGCGGTTTTCCAGAATAGCCAATATAATAATCGCCATTTGGAAAGTAAGTACAGTAAACTCGGTGAACCTTTTTCTCTTTAGGTTTCCGTTTCGCCATACACCTATTTATTCGGTGCAGAGAAACCTAAAATTGAATCGAAACTCCACATCCACAAGTGGACACTTCATTTGGATTGATGAATTTAAGAGTTTCATTTAACCCTTCTTTGACATAATCTAAAGTTGTCCCTTGTAGAAAAGGTTTACTTTTTTCACTTACAACGATACTAAACTTGCCATAATCTATAACAGTATCGTCGTTATTGATAGTATCGGAAAACCGAATATCATATTCATACCCAGCACAACCACTGTCAACAAGATCAATCCGAACAATATTTTTTTCGGAATCAGACTCTCGACATCGTTCAGCAACTTTTGCAAACGCTTCATTGGTGAGTTCTATCATCTCTGGTTATGTTTTCTATGCGCACTTTTTTCTTCCCAGTCAGCTATTGCTCTATGTATGCCCTCTTCAGCGAGAACAGAACAATGTATTTTAATCGCTGGTAATTCTAAAGCGTCTGCAATATCCTTATCTTTGATTTGTTTTGCTTCTTCTATGGTTTTACCTTTGAGCATTTCAACAAACATCGTACTCGATGCGATTGCACTACCACAACCATAAGTTTTAAATTTTACATCTTCAATAACATCTGTCATTGGATCTAATTTAAGGTCTAGTTTCATTACATCACCACAACTTGGTGCACCCACTAAACCTGTCGCGATGTTAGGATCTTTAGGGTCGAACCTTCCTACAGAGTGTTTCTCTGGATCCGCTAATACTGATTCAAATCTATCTACTACCTTTTTTGAATATGCCATATCTATTATTTATATTTGCAAATCCAATCTTTCAATTAGGATCTGCCTGTTTTTCAAATGTTCAGCTTCGATGTCTGCTTTTGACTGACCATGATATTCCACACCAAGATTTTGTCTGATCATAATTTCGTGGACTGACCTGTCTACACCTGTTACATCGTCGTGAACGATAAATTTGCCGAGAATACGACCAAACTTACCTTTACCATCCAAAACTGTCTGTAAAGTGCAGGACTCTCCTAATTTTTCTTTCAGGAAAGCACCAGCCATTTTACCAAATACTTTTTCAACTTTATCTCTTGTACGAGATTCTGGTGTATCAATACCATATAGTCTGATACGTTGATTGGCAAATATAACACCAAACCCAAGATCGATGTCTACGTCTACCGTATCTCCATCAACCACTCTTTTAATTATTGCTTTATATTCATACATCAGCTTCGAAATCCTCCTCGCCGTAATCTAAAATTAATTCTTCTTCAAAGTCCAAATCGTCTCCACAGAATGGACATTTTTCGATTGGATAATAATCACTTTCTAATTCATGCTCGACCCAAAACACCGCATCACAAGACGAGCATTCGCATCGTATTCTAGTCGGGTCAGCCATTAAGCAGCCGATCCCCAGACATCTCCCCAGTCACCTGTGATTGCGCCACGAGCATAATCGGTGGCTCGGTTCTCAAAGAAGTTTGTGTGTGTTGGTGCATTAATCATTTCTTCAACCCATGGCAGAGGATTCTTCTTAACTTTAAAGATACCTTTCATACCAAGACTGATCAGACGACGGTCTGCAATATAACGAATATATTTCTTAACTTCATCTGCTGTTAAGTTTTCCATATCACCCATAGCAAAAGCGAGGTCGATAAATTTATCCTCAAGTTCTACCATCTTTTCAGCGATTGTATAGATTTTACTTTTCAGCGAGTCGTTCCAAAGTTCTCTGTTTTCTTCAATATATGTACGGAACAACTTAATCATAGATTCAGCATGCATAGTTTCATCTACGATTGACCATGTAACAATCTGACCCATACCCTTCATTTTACCGTGTCTTGGGAAGTTCAATAACATAATAAAAGATGAGAACAACTGCATGCCTTCAGTAAATGCACTGAATGCTGCAATGTTAGTTGCTACACTTTCTTTCGTACCATTTTTACCAGAGAGATCCATGAAGTATTCGTGTTTGTCTTTCATAGCTTCATATTCTAAAAACTCATTATATGTAGACTCAGGCATACCGAGTGTTTCAATAAGATGTGCATATGCTGCAATGTGTAATGCTTCCCTTGCAGCAAAACCAGATAACATCATACGGACTTCTGGTTGTGGGAAATATGGAAGATAGTTATTTACATAACCACCTGCTACATCTACATCTCCTTGAACAAAAAATCTAAATATGTTAGTCAAGAATGTTTGTTCTGCATCTGAAAGTGTATTTTTCCAATCTTTTACATCTTCTGCCATTGGTACTTCAGTGTGAAGCCAATGTGATTGTTCGTGTTTTAGCCATGCTTCATATGCCCATGGATATGAGAAAGGTTTAAAATAGTCGCGTTCGTCTTGTAAGTTTAATTTGTTAGCCATTGTTTTTCCTATTCTTATATGTTAAAAGTTTCATCCCATTTGGACAAAGATTGAGATAACTCAATTAACTCTGTGTACCCACCAATGTGAGTATCACCTGCATAGATTTGTGGAACTCTACCAGTCGGCTGATGTACTTCTTCGAATTCAATCTCCATTCCGTTTAGAAATTCTTTTGCTTGACTGCAGAAGGAGCAGTCATCCCTTGAAAATATTTTTGCTTTGATTGCCATTAGTTAGTTCCTTTATCTATTTTGTTAATTTTGTTAAATGCCCATGCACGTTCTTTACACCATGGACAGTACCCACATCTCCCTTCGTCACGTTCTGTGCACGAATGAGTGATGTTCATAATATCGTCGGCGATACCTAGATCGAAGCCAAGCTGGACAACTTTGTCTTTTGTCCACTCAGCAAAAGGTTGCCGAACAATTTGTTCGAATGGAGTTCCTTTCGTAAACTGACGATCGTGATCAGGTTCCATATCATCATAATAAGAGGTGACAGCAGAATATACTACATCAGCATATCCGTTTATCAAAATCTCTTTGACACCACTGGTAACATATTCAGAAGGGTCTTCAGATTGAATAGATCCTACTATATTTGTTTCAGTGTCATATCCTGACCACTTCAGGACTTGATTTGCATAATTAACTGCCCCATCGATCTTGGGGACGGTGTACGGTCTACAACTTTGACCGCGTTCTTTGCATTCATTATATATGATGTGCCATAATACAGCACTATCCCAGCCACCTGATACACAAACTGCTATCCGTTTGCCTTCAGGTATATCAGCCTTCACATGCGATACATTCTTCATCATTTACCAACGCATTCATATCCAATTCATTAATTACTTGGCGTTCAATACGCTTTGACACTTTATCAGCTTTGCCGAGTTTTTCTGAACGACAATAATAAAGTGTCTTTAATCCCTGCTTCCAAGCCAAGTAATGGATAGCATGAAGGTATTTTATGTTGACATCTGGACGGAAAAATAGGTTGAGAGATTGTGCTTGGTCAATGAATACCTGCCTATCTGCAGCGTGTTCAATGAGCCATCTCTGATCAATTTCCATTGATGTCTTGTATATATACTTTTCAGATTCTTCCAAACAATCTAAGTGTTGAACCGAACCATCATTAGCGATTATTGACGACCAAATTTCGTCATAATCCAATTTTTTATTTTTTTCAATTTTTCCTTTGATGAGAGCATCCAGATACTTGTTTTTGTTAAGAAAAGATCCCGATATAGTGTCCTGTCGATAGGCATTTGCTCTAAAAGGTTCAATAGAAGGCGAAGTGTTTCCCATAATAATACTAGAAGATGCATTGGGAGCAATAGCCATAACATGGCTAAATCTCTTGCCTGTTCCTTTAGCGTCTGGGGACTCTCCTCTTTCTTTTCCCAATTGAATATTTGCTTCATCTAATTTACTCCGAATAAGTCGGAACATACGCATGTTTGCACCTTTGGCAACTGCGCTCTCCCAAGCAATACCTTTTTTCTGTAGATAAGCATGAAAGCCAAGTGCACCGATACCAATAGAGCGTTCTCTCATGGCACTATATTTTGCACGTGATACAGAATCTGGAGCATTGTCAATGAAGTATTGAAGGACATTGTCTAGCATTTCTGCCATGTCTTTCAGGAACAACTGGTCTTTTGACCAAGCATCATAATTTTCTAAGTTCACTGAAGACAAACAACAAACGGCAGTTCGTTCTTCATTTGTGGGGAGAATAATCTCCGAACATAAGTTACTCTGGTGAATTTTCAATCCTAATTCTTTTTGGAATTCAGGCATCAATCGGTTGCTTGTATCAATATAATGAATGTATGGCTCACCAGTTTCCATACGCAACTCGAGAATTTTTTGCCAAAGTGCTTTCGCCGATACTGTTTCGCGAATTGCACCTGAATGTGGGTCTAGTAGATTCCAGCCATCGTCTGCTGTCGGATCTTGCATACAGCGTTCAATAACTTCCATGAACCTGTCGCTAATATTAATTCCGTGGTGCAAGTTCAATGCACGCATGTTTTGATCACCAGTTGGTTTCCTCATTTCGAGGAACATCATGATGTCTGGATGAGAAATATCTAAGTAAGCTGCGTAACTTCCGCGTCTAGTTTTTCCCTGTCGATAAGCAAGGGAACTAGCATCATAGGTTTTAAGATGTGGCATGACACCAGTCGATTTGTCATCGGCAGCACGGATGCCGAACCCAATACCAACACCGCCACCCAACATAGAGAGCCACGCTGTTTCACTAAAGTTTTGAACAAGACCTTCAGCTGTATCCTCAATGTAGTTGAGAAAGCAAGATATAGGCATACCACGTTTAGACCGACCATAAGAAAGGATAGGTGTAGAGTAAGAAAGCCAGTGTTTGCTACTGTATTCATATAACCTCTGTGCGTGTTCTGGATTGGATGAAAATGATTTTGATACGAAAGCAAACCTCTCTTGAGGTGTTGTTTCATCTTCGCGCATATAACTTTCTTTTAGACGCTGTAATCCTAATTTATCAAACAGTTCGTCACGAGATTCATCGATCTGAATCCCCATATATTCTCTTTTTGCCAACGTCATAACTCCTTGCGCGTATTTCTATTTAGTTTAATTTAAAGTTTGCCTGTTCGAATCTATCATACACTTCTTTATGTGTCATTCTGTAGGTTGTGAACCTTGCCATAATTCGGTGACTGTCTGTTTTGTTGAAGACCACATGTGGTCGATCGACGTTGAGTACACCGCAACGATACTTCCAGTCGCTGAAGCTGTTACTATCCACATTAAGAAAAGAAACAGCCGTATCAATCGCATTTTGTTCGTCCAGTACTATGTTTATTGATGCACGAGGTGCTTCGTCCATCCATTTATTCCAGAAATCATCACTGATCAGACGTTCAAAGTGGTTTTCGTCTTCCAGCAGATCCCATTTTACACACCACCGATACAGATTATCAACGATATTTTTACTAATATCATCCTGATCAGCAGCATCCCTATTAATCATAATCTGGAGATCTAACCATGATTCTCCAAGATCGTTCCCTTTTTGTCTTCCTCGTTCTAAAAACTTATTCCATTCAGTCATGTCATTTCTATCTTTAAAAAATATAGAAGCCATGATATCAGTATGCAAGGCAAAAGATGAATGTGGGTTTTGTATCGTGTACGAACTTCCCATCTCCATCGGGACTTGCAAAAAGTCTTGTAACTGTTCCTTATGTTTTTTCAACACTGGCAACCACATTTGCTTTTCTGCATCATATGGCGAAACAGCCGAGTAAGAGTTTACATCTTTTACAGTCGAATTATCTTCTGTGGGTAATGCAGCACCCATGGACAGTGCACGTTCTTTAGTCATTAGCTTTATGTCATCATCTTTGACATACTCGCTGACCTCGTTCCGTAGACCGTCAAAATCTACATCCCAGTCTATGGTAAAGACTGGATCTCTCATTTAAGAGCCTTTACAACATCGGGAAAATGTTGCTCAATAATCTCCCAGCATTTTTCTGCAACTTTGATATGTTCTTTCTGCGTACCGTTACCAGTGCGCAATTGACAATAGTGTATCCAAGAGCGTAATGAACCAGCCATGTATAATGTAGACATGGTATTACCCTCTGGTAAAACAGCACGTGCTTGTTCTTTTGCGATACCTTGTTCTAATGCCCACTTGTAGGCATCTTCGGCATTTTTGATTAGTTTCTTTTGAACAACATTCCACATTTCATTTATTTCTGGGTCGTCAGTTTCCATTGAGTTTTGACGATTTTTGAGATCTTGTAATCTCGCTTCTCTTGTTTCCCATTCAGTTGCTTCAGCATATCGCTGACTAAACTCTTGGAAGGAAAATGACCTGTGACGTAATATCTGTCTGGCAATATCCCTAGTAGTCTTAATCTCCATTGTCATATGTACCATCTCAAATGGAGACCAGTGGTCTTCGCGTATCAGATATCCCAATAATTTTGGGGCTGTCGCGGTATTATTTTGGTTTGTAGGATTACTCACCCTAGCAGTATATGCAACCAATTCAGCAGCAGTGTTACAATCTGTTATAGCTGATGGTTTACTCAGTGCAACCAAAGACACTTCACTCATGTTTTTCTCCATAACGAAAATTTAGCTTTAGCAGTGAGCCCACTAAAAGTGTTCTCCCTTATTAATTTATACGAATCAATCCCTTCATTTTCTATATCGTTTATATCTTTACCAGTTATATTGTCGGGATAAACCACGACATTATATCCCAAGTCAATATACTTTTCAAGCATTTTACAAACTTCTTTATTTCGTGGTTGATTATCGAAGACGATTGTCGTTTTGTCCTTGTCCAACCCCAACTCATCGATCTTGTTGAAAGAAGTGCCAGCACAAGCGATGGAGTTGGGGATGAATAAACTGTCAAGTGGTGCTTCAACAACGATAACTGGCTTGTTCTTATCGACTGTATCCAGACCGTAGACAGTTGGAGCATCCTCGTCTACCTTAACGAGGATGTACCTTAGAGCCTCATCTCGCATCCCTCGAAGGCTGACTGCTGTCAACTTACCCTTCTCGTCTATAAATGGGATGGCTAATCTTGGCTCATCAGTTTTGATTGATTCTTTATATTTCTTATTCAGACCTGCTACGTTTTGAACATTATCAACGTAGAATAGTCTTTCAAGAGATTTAGGTGGGAGTCCACGACCGAGTGCATACTCGACTGCCTCGTGATCAGCTGGGAGATCTGATAGTTTATCCATCAGTTGTTCAATGATAGGTTTCTTTTCAAACTTAGGTTTGAAGTCCATCACAACCTCTGGTTTAGAGTGTCCCTTACCCTTACCAGTCTCGCCGTCAGCAAATCTTTCTAGGACATATTGTTTATAAAGAATCTGGTCTACTTCCTTCAGTAGTTTACCGAAAGATCCAGACCATTGGCAGTTATGACATTTATAGAGGAGATCGTTATTTCGTTTGAAGAAATAACCACGCATCTTGCGTTTGTTCTTTTGAGAGTCGCCACAGATAGGGCAACGGACATTGAACAGATATTCACCTTTTCGCTTGAATATCTCGAAGCGAGAAGATGCCATGTTCAGATATTTTACATCCACATATAAAGACATAGAGAGAGTATGCCTCATTCATACTAAAATGTCAAGAAGTATTTAAGAAAAGATTTCGGCGATCCAGTCGTATGCACCTACGAGAAACCCTATAATTGCAGCCCCACCCATCATAAAGTAGGACTTTTTCTCAAGGCTGTTGATACGTTCTTCGAGTTGTGCTTGTTGCTCGTTGATTATGCGTTCTCTGTCTACCATGAGATCTTTTACATCCTCTATGGCATTCATAATCTTGATCACATTCTCGTTCATTTCTTTTCTGGTCTCTTTTCCATTGGTCGTAATTCGAGAATGTAGTTCTTTTAGATTCTCATCGTTTTCGATTCTGCGTTTTTCTACCAAATGAAAAAGATCCTCCGTATCTTGTGCTTGTGATTGAATTTGGGTTTCGTGAACGGCAAGCATTTGCTGGATTGCTCCAGAAATCTCAGCCATTTTATCAATTGATTCGTCTAGTTTAGAAAAAAGTCCACGCATCTGGTTGACTTCGTTTTCTAGGACTGCTATCTTACTTTCCACTTGACTCACGTTTCTTTTTCCTTCTTCTAGCGAGAGGCATTAAACGTGGGTCTCTTCCAGGCTCACCTTTTGGACCAACGCCTATACCGTGAATTGCACCACTGCCTGCATTATTTGCAGCCAAGTCTTCACCGATGAAGTTGTGAAAGGAGATGAGGTTGGAACTTTCTAAAAGTTCAGCTTGTTTAATTACATCCTCGTCTTTTTCGAAAACTTCCAACAATGCATCAACATTATTTTCATCTTCTTCCGTGTATTCTTTTAGTATAGCCATTGCAGCAGCAAAAGTCAATAGACGTCTTGCATTTCTGTCAGGTGATTTCATGAGAGACTTCTGCACCTTGAATACAAATCTTTGCAGAAGCGAGTACGCATTCATTTCTTGAGATGATTGGGGTTCTTTGAGTTTGTTACCATCACGGTCGATGATGCCAAGCTGAAACGCATCAGAGCGTTCTATGGGAGTTGCCAATAATCGTAGAAGACGATATGCAACAACTGTATCTACAAATCTTGACATTAAAGTTTCCTCAGTTCATCTAATATATTAGCATCAAGCGGAATATCCGTGTACTCGTTCGATCCTATAATTTCTAGTGGTACTCTATTGAGATAAACTAGAAACGATTTTAAAATAGCAAAATGTTCTGGGTCAGTTTTAAAGAATAATAACTCAGTGGCATTCTGCCCAAAAACATTATAAAGGACAATTAAATGATTGATAATTAACCTTTCACTTAATACGCCATTCCTTTCATAACGTCGGAAGAGTCTTTTTAGATACTTAAATCTTTTCAGATCCTCTTCTAAATCTTCCATACCCTCGCATTGAGGGTTATTATATTTCTTTATAGCATAAATCAAAAAGTTCGAATCATTCAATTCCATGATGTATTATTTTTCTAATTAGTTGGTGACTGCAGCAGTGCCTCCTATGACCCACCACTTTGACCCAATATATATTAGAGTCGCAGTGTCACCTTTTTCGTTAAATACTACAGTGTCATGACCAAGATCTGTATCATCTAACGTCAAGGTGTTACTGCCTGTGTTAGATGTCATTACTATAATCTTGATTTGTCCTGTAGATCCTGCAGCGATTGTCAATGTTCCAGATGCTCCTGGATTGCTGAGTACTGTAACTGTTTTAGCGACAGATACAACCCCAGCACCAGTAAGAGTTTCCGAATCATCGATCGCAACTGTTGAACCGAGTTTGACTGGTGTGTCTACATCGGCAAACAAATTTGCGACCGTAATTTTTCTACTTGCGCCACCTGTTACGAGATATAAATTATCCGCACCAGCAGCACTCGTTGCAGCAGTTAGTTCACTTAGCTTTTGATCAGCCATTATTCAGACTCCTTTAATAAGTTATTAGGAATCTGGGAACTCAGTATCTTCAGCGTCGCCCATAGTTGAAGCATCAGCTTTGGCAAGAGCAACCAGAGTTTCATATTGTTTACGGCTTTCAATACCGTTAACAGCGAAAGTCAAAGCAGCACCGCCACCTCCACCGAGTTGAGCATCAGCAACTGTAATGACTTCGTTATCAGCAAATCCAGATCCTGGATTTAAAACAGTTACCGTTGCTGCACCGTTAGAAGCAACATCGATCTGAAATCTAGCACCATCGCCACTAGAGGCAGTGCTATACATGCTTGGGTCTAAAATGTAAGTACCTTGTGCACGATCTGTGTCAGCAGCACCGACTGTGTCGATAGCAGTGATACGACCTGAAGCGACAGTTTTTACATTTACCCAACCAGTTTGGGCAATACCTTTGCCGTCACCAGCTGCAGCTGCAATTTCAGCTTCATCAACACCGAATACTGTTTCGGATGTTAAAGTTCCAGAAGACTCAGCTTTAATCATTCCACTTGGCTTTTCACTAAGTGTATAATTTTCACCAGCACTAATTGCTGTAATGCTTGCTCCTGGAGTATCAGCATCCACAACTGTGGCTGCTGTGTCGGAAGTAATTGCTGTGATTCTAAAATCTTTAGAACTTGCAGTGAGGATATCACCGACAGCAGCTTCCGTTGTGAAGGCAGTTGATGTACCAGTTACCGCACCTGCAGTAGACATGGCAATCGTGCCTGTTGACGTTTTATCGTCTTTATTTCCCCAACCTGACATATTTTTCTCTCCTAAATTGAGTTTTTGTTGTTAAATTATTTATAAGTGTTTCTTAAAAGCATCATGCGAATCGTGTGCACTATGCATCTTTTCTTTATCAGCAGGTTTCTTCGCTTGCATATACTTATTCAAGTATTTGTGTGCGTCTGCCTTACTAATATTATGACTACTGCCGTCTTTAAATTTGACTGGCTTATTAATGCTTACAGCTTTGCGGAGTTGCATGACGATATGACCGCCATCTTTTTCATCTCCAGCTTTTGTGCCTTTATGTTGCATATCTGGTTTGTCTTTTTTAGTTTGAGCCAAACCTCTTGAGTCCCTTTTAGCATCTCTTCTTGCATCAGATTGCGCATCTTCACTCGGATGGAAGTACATTTTATTAGATCTTCCATATTTGTCTCTAGAATTGTCTGGCTTCTTAAAGGTTTTCATACCGTCGCCCTTGACTTTCTGTTTACCGAGTCTTTCTTTTTCTGCAGCTTGGGTTGCCATACGCTTCATTGCGCCTTCGCCCAGTTTTTCTACAACCTTATCGATTAGACTTTCTTTCATTGCAGCTTTGAAACCGTGATCAGTTTCTCTTTCTTTTCTTGCATTAGCATCTGATTTACGCTTCATCTTTCTATTCATCTTTTCTTGATTTTCAATAGAATCAGAGTTAGCGTCTTCAAAACTACGAAGAGCACGACCGATTGCTTTGTTTTGTGCTTGTGGTGTTTTGTGATCAGAGTCTGGAACATTTGGATTGTTCAACTTGTATCGAGCACCGCGACTAGCATCCATCATTTTACGCTTCATTGCGTTCTGTTTATTACGCTCTTCAAGACCTTCAGTTTCTTCTTTGTTATTTTGGAAGAATTTTTTCTTATATTCAGGAGTCTGTCTTTCAGGATACTTTTTCCTTGTTTTAGGATTCTCAGCATCAGGATGTCCTTTCTTAATAGCAAATGCTATTCCTGTTGGACCACGACCCTTTTCATAATTTTCTTCAACTTGTTCTACATTTTTTCTGTATTCCTTATCATTTGCATCAGGATACATACCAGTTTTCATTTGATCTTTACGTTGTTTGTTAGACATTTTCTTGACTGGCTCGGATGAACCACTATCTTGACGTGTCAAATCTATCATACGATCAGAAGATTTCTTTGCAGCTTTATTTGCAGCTTTTGTCATACCTGTTTTAGCTAAAGGTTTTTTCAGTTTACGAAGAACTTTCTTTCCTGCTGCTCTTGCTTTTGACGTATCTCCTTCTGGACCACCGTCGCCAACAGCACCAAATGTTCTTTTAAATGTGTCACTGGCTTTGGCTTTTGCGTACTTTTTTATTTGACTGTGCTGTGGATGCATTTTTAATTCCATAAGATCTTTATGGTTTTTTACTGCATATGCTTCAGCTTCATCTTTTGAGTCAAAAGAAGCGACTTTTTTACCGTCTTTATTGTAGACACAGTATTTGTCATCTTCTTTTTTTACATGTTTCTTAGGATCCATCTCCTGCGATTCATCTTCTTCATTAGCTTGTCTTAATGCTTTTTTGGCTCCAGGATGGTTAGATAAACCTTTCTTGATTTTTTCCATCTTCTTAGCTGCACCTGTCATATCACCACCTTTGTGGCGTTTATCAAATGCAATACCTTTAGCCATCTTTACTTGTTTAGCTGTGATGTATTCTTTAATGTCTTCTTCGTTTACAGACTCATTTTTAGCTGAATGAGAAGCATCAACTGCATTGAAGAATTTTTTCTTTTCTTCGTCTGACATATCTTTCAAAGACTTGCCAGTTTTCTTCAACATAGCTTGGAATTTTGCTTTGTAACCGCTGTCTAATTTATCTTCAGCTGGTGATTCTTCAGCAGCCATAGCATATACGTTTGGTTTCTTTACTTTCTTACGTTTCTTAGTAGAGGCAGTTATCGTGCCATATTCATCAAGATCTTTTTCTTTCTTAGCAATGGCAATTGCAGCTTGTTGTTTTGAATTCTTTGCTTTACCTTTTTTAGTAGAAGCATACATTGTTTTCTCATGACCTTCAGACTGTAAGATTTCCATATCTGCAGCTGGTACTTCTTTTTCAATACCGTGTTTAAACTGCACATCATACCATTCAACATTCCCTTCATCATCTGGAATAGCATGAGATTCGTATATTGGTTTACCAAGACCCCATTTAGGGTGATTTACTGTTACAGCACAATCGTGGTCTTTTGAATGACATAACTCACGAACTTCTTCTTCTGTATAACTTTCAGTTTGGTATCTAGTTTTTTGTGTGTGCTGTCTTGCTTTATTGAAAACCTGTGAGTCTCCAGTTACGATAAAAAGCATAGATTGCATTACTTTGTTTACAGCTTCACGTTCTTGTGGGTTCAGTACTTTACCAGACTGCATTTTGTCTAAGCCACGATGTAGCATAGGAAGTTGTGCTGGTGACATCATACCCTGACGAACAAGTTGATCTAGCTTTTTATAATCAGCAGCTTCTGCGACCAGCTTATTCCTAATTTCTTTTTCTAATGACATCTTTGGTTTTCTCCTAAGAATTATTCTTGCGTATAGTATTTATAAACTCAGCTTCTTCCACTTATAATTTTCAATGTGTTCTTCTGTACGCCTCATAACCTCAGGGATGTGAATATCACGTTCTCTTAGTTTTAATAACTCCTCATATGTGCCCATTCCAGTGGTATGATAGTGATGGAACCACCAAGCACCAATACCAGAGTTCAAAAACTGATCAGACATCATAGTTTTACCCCATTCAACGTGTGCAGTCCAATGATTGAAGTGTTCGTGTGTCCATCTTGCTCCAGCAGATTGGTTATAACGCATCATTACATATTCTCTAACAAAATCAGGTAACTGTTTTGGATCCACACCAACTTCTTCGTCATCTTCATAAGTTCCAAATAAATTAGACTGTCTCCAAGTTCTATCAAACTCAGACTCTGCACCTTTAAATACTCTTCTTTCATCTTCATTTCCAGCATTAATAAACAATGGAAATGCAGCCATATGTTGTAGTGGCATTTCTCTAGCCCACCAACTAATACCATCCCAATATGTTTCAGGCGTTTCAAATGGTAATCCTACAATCCAACTAGCTGTTGCTCGATACCTTCCTTGATTATGAGTTTCAAAATACTTTTTAATTGCTTTAAGTTCAGTTTTTAATTTGTCTGGGTTGATACCTTTACCAATAGTTTTTCCAGACTCGTGATTTAAAGTTTCAATACCATAATAATGTCCCCAGAAACCTATCTCAGCCATTAATTCTCTGTCTTGTGGACGAGAGGCAATCAAATCAGCACGAACATATCCAGCCATATCTAACTTAAATGGCATCTTTCTTGTTTGTTCAAGAATACTTTCAAGTTTAGGAATACTGTCATTGAAAGTTTCATCAGCTACTGAATAATTAGTCAACCCCCACTTATCGTAGTTTCTCATAGCTTCAGTATAAAAATTATTCATATCTCTGGTGTAATCGCCTTTCACACCTATCATATTATATGAGCAGAATTTACACTTAAATTTACAACCACGAGCAAATTCAAAAGTCATATGTTCATTGGGTAATATGAAATCTCTATCTTCATATTCTACAGAAAGATCTTTTTGTGGTGCACAGATATGGTTTTTATCACAATCAATATATTTTATAACACCTTCAGCTACTCCATATTGTGGTCCAACTTTAAATTCTTCAATGACAACGGATGATGGACGACCTGTGAGTTTTTTCATCAGTTCATTAAAACCGTATTCTCCATAACCAAACAGAAAATAATCTACATACTCATGAAGATATATTCCAGTGTATATGGCTTTACTACCGCAAACAATAGCTACGTCAGGATAAGTATCTTTGATGTATTGGAGATATTTTTTTGATCGAATGATATTTCTACCAGTAATTGGGAAGGTAAGACTTAACCCAATAAATTTGGTATCTTTAGTAACACGAGAGTCTATAAGTTCTTTGAATTCTTCATAATCGAATTGTAGCCAGTAATCGACTACCTCAACATCCCAACCTTCGCCACGCATAAAGTGTGCAATTTTATACGCACCAGCTGAACGCTTAACACTTACCCAACAAGGGTCTCTAATTAGGATATGTGATGCTTGGAAGATTCCAAGGATTATTCCATGATATTTCATAATATAAATTTATATGAGTTAGAAGTATTAGTTTTCTACTTTTGCTCCACCACGCCATTGTTTACAAGACCAATATCTTGCTTTAGTTTTTGGTCCAGGATTGTCGCAGTTATGTCTGGCACGGAAGTTTTTTCTACGATTGGGATCGTCTCTTTTGATTTCCATATTTGGATCGCCAAACCTAACTACTTTAATTTTTTTTGTTGCTGGGTCGCGAACATATACTTTAAATTTCTTATTCGGATTTTCAGAGGTACGGATGATGTTATTTAATTTAACACCTTTCTTTTCTCCGTTTTCTATAATCATTGCATCTTCAATGATGTCTTCATATTTACATTCTTCACAACAAGAATCTTCTCTAGTGATACCATACTGCTCAGGTCTTCTTGCATGTTGCTTTTTAAGAGCAGCCATTTTACCTTTCTTAGAGTATCCTTTGTTTGTTAAACCTGCATGTTTGTGCATCTTGTATGTAGCCACACCAGGAATGGCATCCTTAACTCTTTTGGTTGCTTGAGGATTGTCATCTGGATCGTTTGAAGCATATCTTCTTTTCAATACATCTGCAGCAGATGCTTCATCAACAGATTCAACTTTAGCATCTAGATAATCTGCCATACCATCGAGTTTATCTACTGCGACTGCAACTTTATTTGTCCACCATGTAGGTAAGTCGCCATCGTCTGGCAACTTAGATAGTTCAGTGTTCATTTTTGAAAGTGCTGACATTGCAGTTTTAACTTTGGTCTTCATAGAAGAAACATCTGTATGACCATCTTCTTTTAACCTT